GACAAACTTGATCAGTTTTACATCGAAATAAAAGCCAGTCCCGCCAAGCTCATGCAAGGTCATAACGTGTTTGGATCGGTTGATTTCTACGACTGTGCCATGTGTATGATGGAATTGCTTTGCAATACTTATCCTGATTTGTTTGGTTTCCTGGATCACCTGACCTGGAGCATGTCGCAAATTGATATCACCTATTCGAGCCGGGCTAAGGATGACCGGGAAGCGAAAGCGTTTATCAATGCCTTGCAAAACGTCAGTTACGGCCAAACCAAGTCCCGCACTGGTTACGATGGAACGGCTTATTTCGGCAAAAAGAACAGTCGATTAAAAAAGATCAAAGTTTACGCTAAGGCCGCGGAAGTGGTGCAAACGATCAAGAAGAACGTTTCCCGTGTCGATGGCGAATTTCTTAATGAGGTCTACACACCGGCTTTGATGGATTTTTCACAGGGACTTATCCGGTGGGAAGTCTCTTTGTATCACCGTTATTTTGAGCGTCTTGGCATTTCAACAAACCTGAAAGACATCTTTAGAAACTATTTATTCAACCCGGCGAATCTGCAAAATTATTGGCATCTTGCCACGCACGATTTATTTAACGCATTGAAGGGGCAAGTCATGAAAGTATTAAACGATCAAGAAATACAGGACGCTTTACGCGCAAAGTTTTCCAAAACATCTAAAAAAACTGGCAAGGTTTCAACGGTATTGGCTGATTCAGCCTTTAGAACCTATAGGGATATTAAGCGGGATGGTTGGTATATTTCTCGTTCTGCAATGAGTCAATGTACTTTCGATCGTCATGTAAAGATGCTTTCAGCTTGTGGCCTATCCCGTGCCGCTCTTCAAAACATGAACGGCCTCGACTCAGGCGCTCAAATAATTCCGTTCGTTCGTTTCATCCAGGTTGATTTCGCCGCGCAATATCCCGACTGGTATCAACCCCAACCCCCCAAGCATGTTTACAAACCACAAATAATGGCAGTTGCCTAGGAGTAACAAAAAATGGCTTATTTACACATCCGCATCAAAGACGTTGTTCAAGAAACCGATCCGACAACGGGAGCCTTGCGTATCAAAGTTCTGGCTGAGGAACACGAACCGCGCAAGATCAGTATCAATATGTCGAAGCGTGGCGCTTCCGATATCGCCCGCTTTGAAGCGCTCAAGGGCAAGATTGCTATGGTGCCGCTTCAAGAAGGCATGATGAACGGCCAGACTTATTTCAAGCTCCTGGATGATCCGATTATCGAGCTGCCTTCTTCCGGTTCGGTTTTGGTGGCCGTTGAAAACGTTGACATTGGAACCGGTGAAATCAAACCGGAACACTTTAAGCAACCGGACACCGTTAAACCGGCTGCAGTTAAACATTTTCAAACCCCCGCGAAAGCGGGCTAACCAATTCTAGGGCGCTCTTATGACCTCATTAGCAGTATGTACGGGCGTTCTTGATGTTTCCGGGGCTTATCCGGCTTGTTCGGTTCCCTGGGTTCAGGTTCAAACAGATTTTTTGTTTGATCCTTCTACACTCGATCCGTTAGCGGTTTTTTCTGCTATCGGTTCGGGTTTTATCCTTGCGGCTGTTCCTCTCGCTGTCATCTGGGGCGGTCGTGTTCTCGTATCTATGTTTTTTACTAATGGTAATTAAAATGAAAAAATTAATAGTAGCTCTTTTCGTTGGCTTGTTGTCTTTGGTTTTTGCTCCTTTCGCTTCCGCAACCGCTCCTGACTTTACCAGCTTAACCGCCTCGGTCGATTTCTCGACCTTGATCACCGCCGTTCTGCTGGTTCTGGCTGGCATGACGGGCGTCGGTATTGTCCTTAAAGGCGGTAAAGCCATCGCTGGAATGTTGGGCTTCCGTTAAGCCTTTCTCCCCGGCCTAACCCGCCGGGGAAATCCTAGGAACGATCATGGAACAACTCTATTATCTAGCCTTTTACATTGTCGGCATCATGCTGGCCTTTTATACGTTTAGGCCATTCTCATGAGAAAATTAATATTTTTATTTACGGCGATATCTCTTTTTTTTTCTCTTGAATCCCGCGCCGCCGTAGTTCCAAACCTTGGTTCTACCGTTGCCGCTACTACGTTCCAAATGTTGCTCAATAAACCGAGCAATCTTTCTACCGCCGTGTCTTTGGCTACACTTGGCCGCTTTGCTGGTTCGTTTAATCCAATTAATGCCGCTATTACTGTAGGCGGTGCTGTACTTATGTATCAGCTTTCGGATGGTTTAAATACTGCTCAATACCTGGGCGGTAAAAATGCTATTAATAGTATGCCCACGCCTCCTACCTGGATTGATCCCAATACTCCACCGCCTATACAGGAGACTGGAACATATCAATGTAATTTTTCTATCGGTTCCAGTATTTCTATTGCCGCGACTCCTCAGGTCGCTTGTTCAGATCAAGGCGGTACATATGCCGCTGGCGGTTCTTATGGTTTCGGTACGTGTGTTAAATCATCTGGATCGTTCACCTTTCCAAGTTCTTCTATTATTTGTGGTACTGAGTCTAATAGTATTGTTAGGTGTGGCCCTGGTTACTTATCCTCTACTGGTAACAATTGCTTTTTGAATCCTAGTGTTGACGCTGATTATCCTAAATGGCCAGCGGATAATAAGCCGTCTTACATACCGAATAATGGCGCTTGGAAAGCAGTTCCCCGTGATCCCGATACTATCGCTACAAATCCAAGTACGCGAACCGGTGTTGATCCATATGCAAACCCGGTATCAGAAACCGTCACGCCTAACCCAGATAACGGTGTAACAATTAAGCGCACCGAACAATCTGTAGATCAAACGACCGGTTTACCCTTAACGAGTCAGAACACTGTACAAACCGATGTAGACGGTACAATCAACGGGGTTTATCACACGTATTACAATTCTGTTTTAAATAGTATTTCCAGCTCCAATGCTGTCACTAACAACACGACAACGATTGATACGACAGGTCTGGCTCAGGAATCCACCTTATCAGGCATCGCCAACATATTAGATCAACCGATAACGGCTGATGTTGGTAATCCTACCGTAACGACTCCCACGCTAGATACTGTTCCCACTATTTCAGATTCAATTGATAATTTGTCGAATGGTATTCAGGCCCTGCCCTTGGTGCAGGATGTGACCGCCCTTCAAAACCTTTCATTCCCAAGTACCGCCGTTTGTCCGTTAGTGATTACCATCGATTTATCTGTTATGGCCATGGGCGTTATATCTACGGATGTTATTTGTCAGGCGTTGGATTCTGCTGCGCCGATCCTGATAGTTATTTCGCAGATCGTTTACGGATTTATCGGTATTTCCATCATTATGAGCGCCTGATATGACATTCGATTTTACGCAACCGTTTGATTCTCTTTTCGGTATGGTTACCGATGCTTTGCAGTGGCTTTATGATTTTCTGCTCTGGCTTCCAAGGTACATTGTCAACGATATGTTTACCGGCCTTCTCAACACTTTAAGCCTAATACCTGGTTGTGGTTGTGTGGCTGATTTTATTTCGAATGTTAACAATTTGATTAATGGCATGGGGGGTGGGGGAGGGGGCGGATTTCTTGATCTTTCCTTTGTTGTTTCTGGCCTTTACTACATCTTTTACCTGTTGGCTATAACACACGGCTTTCAGGTTATTGTTTGCGCGTATATCCTTCGGTTTCTGATCCGCCGAATTCCGGTCATAGGCTAACGATGGCGATTAGCGCAATTGCTGGTAAACAAGGCCACGGTAAATCTTATTCCGCCGTCCAATCAGTTATCCTCCCTGCTTGTGCCGACGGTCGACCGGTTATAACCAATATCCCGCTTAAAATCGATTTGATTTATGCCGATTATCCCAAGGCTCAGATTTATCAAGTCGAGTTGACCGACAAAATTGCCAATGATCCTGAGTTCTGGAAATTTATACCCGGCGCTCTGGTGGTACTCGATGAACTATGGAAAATGTGGCCGACCGGGCTGCC